TGGCTAAGTTACCCTACACCTGGACCATCTGCCCTGATGAGCCGGCACCAAAACAATTCACAGCACTAACTCCCAGGCTGCTTCATGCCATGCGAAGTGGTGGCATGGACTTCACGATTGATCATCGGGTTCTTGCATGGCCAGCATCAAAAGCAGGCAAAACGATTGTCAATAACCACCTGAAAAAAAAGCATGAATGATGCTCTACGCTATCGCATGCTCAGGCAGTTGGTTGACTACCCCGATCAAATGGATGCTGACCTAGATGAGCTTATACGAGAAGCAATTGAAAATTATCGAGCGACTGCACAACCAGGCGCAAAACCAAATGAAAACCGATCCAGCATTGGCCGATCAATACTTGCACGATCTGGCCTGGAATGTGTTGGAGTTGAGAAAGAGACTGCACGATGCAATGCCCCTACTGTCGCAACGAGTCAGGACGGTCCTACAAGACAACCGTCCTTGATACCCGGTCTTACTGGGAACCCAACAAGCTTAGATTTTATTTAGAGCGCCGACGCGAATGCAAAAAATGTCAAACACGATTCATAACCAGAGAGTTCTCACCATCGGTTCCACCACCCTCACGCTCCGTGAGTGGGCAAAGCGCGGAAAGCTAAGTTATTACACCCTGAAGTGGCGTGTCGATCAGGGATGGCCCTCAGACCGTTTATTTGAGCGCAGGAACGCCGTAAAGGACGGCAAGAAGGTTTGCTCTAAGTGCCAGGTCACAAAGCCCGTAGAAGGCTTCTATGAGCGTTCTAGGGGCGGGTGGCTGGCAGAGTGCAAGGAGTGCTTTAAGAAGCGTTATTTGAAGTAAGGGCTGTAAGTGGCAGGCAGTCCTGATGGCATACCTTTTTCTTGTAACTTGCGGTATGCGCGCATAACCAGGGGGGAGGTTGCCAAAGCGCCACCAAGTATTTGAGTGCCTGTGTGAGGAATGGCCGTTATGGCTGAGCCTAATGCGCCTGTGGCATATGCTGCTGCCATAGGCATATCCTGCTCAGCATACTTGCTCATGGCCTGTTGGGCCTGCTCTGCAGCGCTAATGCCTCCGAGTGCTCCCAAGCCAACCTTACCTGCTGGCGATGTCATGATGTTTTTGGCCATCGTTAACGGGCTTTTTTGCCGGGCTACCAACGCCTCTTGATCCTTACCGCGCTGAATCAAGCGATCAACGAGGGCCATCGGTTCGCCAGGCATGCGAGGGCCATACATCTTGGTGGCACGGCTTGATACCTTGCCATGGTCCTTGGCTCGCTCATAGGTGGCTGAAGCTTGAGGTACGCCGCCAACACCAGGCTTTTCCATGCCAGCCCAGTTGCGCAGCCATTTCTCACCTGAAGTGGCGGTGTCAGGCTGATTGATGCGTGACATGCCCTCAAGTGCTCGGCCAAGCAAATTAAACTTAGAGCCTGCAAACTGTAAGCCTGCTGAAGTTGCAGCGCCTGTTAAACCGCCAGCAGCATCAAGCATGAGTCGCTGGTAATCCAATTCAGAAGCTGGCGCTGGCCTTTCACCTTCAGTAAGGGTGCCACCTTGGCCAACGCCTACGCCCTCGGCCTCGCCTTCTAGGCCTATAAAGGGCTGTGGCAGCGTACCGCCTGCATAAGTATTGATCCTGCTTACATAGGCTGCAGTCTCTTCAGGGATGTCCTTGGGATCAAGTGTCTTGAGATATGCTTTATTAGGACCTGAGTTATAAGCCGCCAGCAATGCAACTGGATTGGTACCGATGTCGGGCAGTGATGACAGTTGCTTGAGGTAGGTTAAGCCGCCCTTGATATTTTGGCTGATGTCATAAGGGTTAACGCCAAGCTCTTTTGCCGTGCTCGGCATGAGTTGCATCAGACCGATCGCACCCTTGGGTGAGACAGCCTTGGGATCAAACTTGCTCTCAGCCGCCACCATGGGCAGCACAAAGTCAGGGTTGATGCCCATGCGACGAGCTTCATCGCCAATCTGCAGGGCGTAACGGACCTGATTCTCGTCGAGTTTGTTTGCTTCCATTAGCGCACCCCAAGCTCACTAGCTCGTTTGTTGATCGCATCCATGGTCAAGCCACCGCTAGAGCGTGGTGCTTGTTGCGTACCCTTTGGCAATAAAGGCTTCATCGCATCTTCAACAGCCGCAATACGCTTGGCTTCTTCACGCTTGTAATCTTGGCCGGCCTTTAGCTGTGCCAGTGTCATTTTGGGATTCTGCTCAAGCGTATCAGCGCGCCACTTCTCAAAGTTACTGATGGCTTCAATCGCTTTAGCTTTGGCCATGATCACATTCGGCGTGTCAAAGCGTGGATTGATTGCAGCCCTGCGCAAGATCTCGCGCTCGCCCTCAGTAATCTGGCCCTGGCCCTTGATCAGTTGCGAGTAATACAACTCCATCTCAGCAATGCGTGATGCTGCCATGGCCGCACGGTCAATCACCTGCTGCTTGCGCTCTTTGAACTGTTCCATGGTCTCGTTGGGAGACTTGGGCAGGTTAAGTGTTAAGTTGGCAATCACATTATCAAGCTGCGACTTATCAATGCCTTGTGAACCTGATTCCTGAGCGCGCCTTGCAAGCGTAACGACGGCAGCAAAAATGTCATTCGGTTTATTGAAGGCACCAAAGTATTGGTTCATGCCCTCAGTGCCGATGAGCGTTTGAATGTCCTTAGCGGTTTGGACCTTGGCCACGGCCATTGAACCCGCGTCAATCGCAGAGGCTGTGCGCTTGGCACCTTGCGTGGCAAGCTCTGTCTCTTCAGCGCGTTGCACTGCTGCTTCTAACTCTTGCTGACGCTTTGCTGCTTCTTTTTCTTCAGCCGTCACAGGAATGCGCATAGCTGATGGTGATGGCCTGATACCCGTCCCAGGAGTGCCTGCAGGCGGTGCTGCAGTTCCTGCTGCAGGTGGTGCTGTAGTTGCTGCTGCAGGCTCTGCGCCAGGCCTTGTCATAGGCTTCGTGTACTTATCAGCAATCTTGAAGACCGTGGCTGCATCGCCCTTACCCATGGCCACATCAAGCGCGATCTTGTCTTCTTTGCTGACACTAATCGTGCCAACACCTGGAATCGTAACCATTTCATTAGCCTGGCCAGGAAATGGCGTAAAGGTAGGGCCGCCAGGTGTGCGCAGATTGACCGTGCCAGTGGGTTGAACTGCAAAGCCCTCTCTCTGTTCTTTCAAAAACTTAAAGGCAAGCTCGCCCATGTCTTTGTCATACAAGCCAATTTGCGTTGCTTTTTCAGGCGTCATGCCGACAAATTGCGCTGGGTATTGCTGGCCACCGACCGTAACGGTCTCGCCTGGCTTACCGGGCTGCATGGCACTTGTAAATGACTTAAGCGCTTCGCCCTTTTGTGCTGCGCCATATTGATTGGCAGCAAGCTCTGCGCGGATCTGAGCCATCTCAATGTTGCGCTTGCGCTCGGCCTCTGCTGCAGGGCCTACAGCCGCGGCAACATTTGAAATGCTTTCGCCAAAGGAGCCTGACTTGGTTGGTCCCAAGAAGCCTTGAGCCATGGCCAAAAGGACTGGATCAAAAAGCTGATTGCGTGACTCAAGCGCCTCGAGCATCTTTTTCTGAGCGTCAATGTAAGTCTGACGCGCCTCAGTCATGCCAGAGGATTCGCCAGGCATTTCCACGAGTGCTAGGGGTGATTTAGTTGCCATTGCTTACCTCTTAACCGCCTGGGGGTCCGAATAAACCTTCGCCTGAATCGCTGCCTTGATCGCCTTGAGTGTAAGGCGCCACGCCTGCGCCACCAAAGCTTGCTGGCAAGTCACCCATGCCCACAACATCAAGTCCAGCTTGGCGAGTCAGCGCATCCAATTGTTCTTGCGTTAATCCGCTGCCGCCTACGCCACCAAGATTTTGCGCGCCAAATACGCTCTTCAAAGCATTTAATGCACGATCGCCAGCACCGCCGCCAGCAGGGAACATTGCGCCGACCAACGATCCCAAGCCAGCAATCTGAGACATGACAGACGGACCGTAAACCGATGCAGGACCCTTGTAAGTCTCAGTCGTTGTGGTTGGGTAGTTGTAGCCACGCAGTATCTGAGCCACATTGGCAGCACGGGTCAAAGGCGCCTCAATCTTGGATTGGTCGTATGCCAAGTCCTGCTCACCAAAACCTGCAAGTGCTTTAAGTGCATTTTGCGATGCTGTGGCCTCAGTGCCCCCGATATTGCCTAATGCCGATGCCGCGCCTGTTAAGTTTGCTTGCTGTCTCAATGCAGCATCAAGCGCAGTTTTATAGCCTGCAGAACGCAATTCTGATTCTTGGCGATTAGCTGCTGCGCCATAATCTGCTAAGGCTTGACCGCCAAGCGTGCCGGCACGACTGCTGCCAAATTGACCTGAGCCAATCCCAATAGCCTTAAGTCCTGGTAATACGCTGCGTTGTAAGTTGACATCCGACGCTTCGCGCATGGCGTCAATGACATTTTTTTGGAAGGGATCGTAAAACGCTTGCAGCGTGTCAGAAAAGACGGGCTTGCCATCTTTGTCATAACTGACGCCAATCGGCGATGCTGCTAATTTGCCTGCGGATGTGGCCGCATCTAAAGCCGTTTTATAGCGGCCCAAATCGCTAAGGCCTGGCATTTCCTTGGCCTCATAAGGCTTGCCAGTGGTGGGATCAATACCACCAACTAGGTTGGCGTAGTAATCAGGCCTGCTAGCAATAAGTTCCTCGCCCGTTTTCGGAGTAAACGATGCTGGCGTTGTGATGTTGCCTGCAGCATCTTTAACCGCTGGGGTGGTGGTGCCAAGCGCACTGGTACCTGCTTGAGCCAGTTTGGTCAGGTAATCGGTGAGATACCCAGGCGCCTGTTGTGCAGTGGTACGCGAGGTGTCAACATTCGGTGGCGCAATGCCTTCAAATAATCCGGCCATGATTACTTACCCTTTTTGAGGTAGTCGAGTGGAGACTTATGCGCTGGGGGTGGCAGGTCCTTTTCCTTGGTGGACCTGGCCCGTGCGCGGATCTCATGCATCATCTTGTAGAGTTTATCGGTTCCTGCCTTCGTTGAGCCATTTCCGAGTGCTGAAACCACATCGGCTGGGAAAACAAACTCACCATCAGCTAGCCATGCAGGAATGTCATCGGACTGACCATCACCATCACCAGCCACATGCTTGCCATCGCGGAAGTCTTCGCGTGAGCCACCAGCACGGAACATAAACTGAGGGTTCATGGCACCGCCGGTGGCTTTTAAGGGTTCGACATAGCCACCTTCAGCGTACCCGCGATTAGTCAGTCCCAGGATGTCATCGATCGATGTTTCCTGGCCATAAGTGTAGGTGGGCGTCTCAGGTTGCGGTTGTGGCAAACCCAATCGTTGTGATAGCACGGCTGCGAGCATAGGGTCAATCGAGTTCATCTCTTCAATCCTTTGTTTCATGGCTGCCAGAGGATCAATCTGTCTTTCTTGCAGCACTTTTGATTCAAGCATCTTGCCTTGCAAGCGTGCAATCTCTGGTCCTGTGATGGGGCCTGCCTGTGGCGATGCTGGCACTCCAGCCCTTGGCGTGGTAGTTGATGGTGGTGTCGTAACCACGGGTGGGGGCGGTGGCGGCGGTGGTGGTGGTGGTGGTGGAGGAGGTGGAGGAGGTGGCGTCCCACTAATGCCAGAAAAGCCGCTGACGCCTGAGACGCCAGAAATAGTGCTTATGCCCGAGACGCCCGAGACGCCCGAGACGCCTGAGATGCCGCTGATACCTGAGATGCCAGAGATGCCAGAGATGCCGCTTACCCCAGATACGCCACTGACGCCTGATACGCCACTAATTCCAGATACCCCTGAAACACCAGAAACACCTGATACCCCAGACACCCCGGATACTCCAGAAACTCCAGAAACTCCAGAAACTCCAGATACTCCTGAAGTGCCAGACTTTTCCGTGCCAGACACGCCTGACAATCCTGACACTCCAGACACGCCTGAAATACCAGACTTTTCCGTACCAGATGTACCTGACAACCCTGATTTGCCATCACCTGATACGCCTGACAATCCAGGCTTTTCACCTTGCTGCGTGCCAAGCGTAATGTCAGTGGCTAATGGTTGATCGGTGCCACCTCCACCACCTGGAGTACCACCACCAGGTTCGCCGCCCCCTCCATCACCACCCCCTGGCGCATTGCCACCAAGGGCTGCTTGTGCTGCGGCCAATTGTGCTGCTGCAGTGATGTCGTCTTGGACGGAAGTTGATGCTGCCGTTTGTGCTTCAGTTACCTGACGGTTAACCTCAGCAAGCATTCGAGTGATTTCATCGCGAGCATCATCTGGCAACTCAGGATCATCAAGGATAATTTCAATCTGATCTCTCAGGCCGCTTAACTGATCAAAGCCAAGCACAGCAATATCGCCAACGCCACCACTGGCACCACCAAATAAGGCTTGGTAAGCCGCATCAGGGTCTTCAGTGCCAAGACCGAGAATGCCGCCCAATGTCCTTAGCGTATCTTGTGCTGCTGGCGTTGAAGCTGTGATGTCAGTGCCTGCGCCACTTACAAGGCCCTGATTATTTGTTATAACTTCATCTGAAGGCGCCCCAAACATGCCAGTCAAAATATCAGTTGCTTGCTGCGAGTCAAAAATGCCGTTTGTCACCATCCAGTCGTGGATTTGCTCTATTGAATACCCAGAATTTCTAAATAATTGAACCGCGTCAGATAAAGTGGCAGGCTCTTTATTTGTAAACAATTGATTCATTGAAGACACCTGATTAGGGTCTCCAGCGCCGCCAGTGATTGTGTCATTGCCACTAGCGCCGATCGTTGTATCGCTGACATTTATCGTGCTTCCTGGACCCTCCCGATAAAGATATGGGTCAAATATGCTGCCACCAACGCCTTGGCCTGTAATGCGAGGATCAATTGCACTTGCAGCCTCAAAGGCTTCATCAACTGACGCGCCTGCTTGTATGGCGCGCGTATATGCGTCGGCTGCCAACGATGAATTGTCTGTTGGCTTAGGCACATTTGTGAGCTTGTTAGCCGCATTGCCAAACCCTGCAAGTGAACTCATCATGCCGTTAACATCGCCGCGCTCAAATGCCTGAACTAGCCTTGCACCTTGTGCGGCAAGCCTTGCTTCAGGACTATTTGTTAACTGGGCACCAGCCATGGCAGCGGCTGCATAATCGCCTCTGTTAAGTGCTTCAACAACTCTTGCGGCATTTACGGCGTCACCTACTTTAACGCCGCCAATGTCCATGCCAGCAATCTCTCTTCCGTAACTCGTACCCATCAACGATGTCGCAATCGCCAAGGGATTTTTGCTGTCAATCGCTTTATACAGATTTGCTGCTTGTTGTACTTCCGTAAATCCACCGACGCCTGCGACAGAGGCAACAGCGCCAGCTATATCGCCCTTTTGGGCTGCTCGCGCTGCAGTGTAAATTTGAGCAGGAACTTGCCACGGACCTGGAACCATAGCAAGCATGGACGCAACCATATCGACTGGCTCAAGACCAGTGATTTTGGTGCCCGTATAGCGTTTTGCATCACCAACAGGAACTAGATCATTGCCTTCGGCCCGATAAAGCTGGGACATTCGAGCGCGAGGGCCTGCAACATCCTTAGCCTCGCCCGTGGCCCCAGATAGCAAGAAAAACGCATTGCCTGATGCAATATCTTGGGGCGTAATTTGATCTGCAGTTACTTGTTGTAATTGCCCGTTGACCAGCTTAAAAGCATTTGCGCTGGCATCAGTATGCCCTTGGACTGCATTGGCAATAATTGGATTTTGTTGCAACAAATAATCTAAAGCAGTCGCTGGGACTGATCTCGTCTCTGCGGCAGTTCCCTCGCCACCCGTGTCAGTGACTTGTACAGTGCCAAAGGGTGTACTCGGATCAGCTTGAGAAAGGCTTCCAAACCCACTGGTAAGCACCCTGCCAGGCCTAAATAGCTCTGGAAAAATCTGGTCGTAAGACTTGCCAGTTGCGCGCTCAATATCTTCTTGAGATACGCCCCACTTTTTAGCTTCAGCAAGAGCCGCAACTTCGGTTGGATTGTTAGCCAAATAATTCAGAATGTTCTGATTCATGGCCTCAAGGCCGATGCCACCCTGACCAATTGCAGAACGATAAGCGGTTGATCCAATAGGCGCTAAGTTTCCCGTACCTGAAGGCGTTAGGCTTACATCAGCGGTTGGTGTCAGTTGATTTGATGCCACACTAAGTGGTGATGCTGCAGTTGGCAGTGCGCCAGTTGCTGGCGCTGTACTCGTTGTCGGTAATGCGCCAGGGTAGTATTGAGCAAGTGACTTGCCTGTAGCCCTTTGAATGTCTTCATCCGATACGCCGAACTGCGACATGGCAGCACGCGTGGCTTCTTCCGTGGGCGTACCCGCAAAAAACTTGCGAATGTTCTCATTCATGGCATCTAAGCCAATGCCACCTTCACCCGTTGCATATTGATAGGCGGTTGATGTGCTCATTGACCTGGCCTCGAGTTCACAGCATTGACCACTGCGGTTGCCCAGTCATACCACTCCTCAAAACCATAAGGCTCAGGAATCGCTTCATTGGCAAAAATATCGATCGCTTTAAGGCCGGCAGCCCATGACTGCCACTCGACATCAGGCCCAGGAATTTGCAGTTGCTGGCCAGCATAAGCCTCGCACATAAGCGATGCCCATGAGTCAAAGGTGTGATACCTGGGGTCATAAACCAGTGCGATCGTCATACGGTGTACCCCCGCACATCGCCAAAGTCTGCATCCACAATCACTTTGCCTGTTTGGTAATCGCCATCGACTTGATTGGATACGAATTTTAAGCGCAATAAACGGCGCTGCTCTTTCATGTCAATCTTGCTTGTGCCAGGCGCAAAGGTATAGGGTCCTGTCACTTGATCGGGCTGGTCTGGATAGGGCCTGCCAACGATGTAAAGGTCTAAATCACCGACCTGAATAAAGTTGGGTTCGACACGCTCAATCCGCGTCCATTTGTTTTCACCGACCGGGGAAAAGGTTGCCGGACCACCAGCAATCACGCCCAAGTCTGAAGTCGTAAATGAGCTTTCAATGGCCAGTACATTGGTGCCTTGCACAAGGTTTTTGCCAATCTCATGCTGCCATAAAGACACAAGCTGCATGAGCGTATCAACCGTGATTTCAAAATCTATGCCGACACCATCAAGCGTTGCAGTCAGCGTATCGCCCACCGTGTAGCCTGAACCACGATTGTTGATGATGACTGATACCACCACGCCATTAACGACTTCCATCGTTGCGGTGGCGCCCGTTCCCGTGCCACCTGTTAGCGTTTGATATGAATAGGTGTCATCAGCATAGCCGCTGCCAGCATCGGTAATGCTTACCTGATTGATGGCATCTGCCGTATTGATCTCATAACCCGCCTCCACTGGGAAGCGGAAGACCTGAGAGAAGTAGCCAGCAGAGCGTTGCGAACCCAAAGCTTCGCCCGTGTCATACCAAGTCCCCTCTCGAACATTGAAGATCACGCAATCAGTGCATTCAGTAGCATCGCCTCGAGGGTAGAACCACCACACCTCACCAAACCTGGGAACCTTGCATGCCCACACCTTTTGACGCTGGGTGTAGTTCAAGTTGTCGAAGAAATAGTTTTGGTTCATCGGGTTGGGAATTTCTTTGACCACCCCGTTGTAGAGCATGAATCGATCAACGCCCACCCAGTAATAAATACCGTCGTACTCAATGACTGCTGAAGACGACATGAACGATGATTGACTTGTGATGATGTCGTAACGCCAGTAAGTCGTAGCGGCAAAATTTGCCGTGCCAGGAACGCCCAGTGATTGCGGCGCATAAGACACGCGAATCAGGCTATCCAAGGACCAAAATAGGCCGCTAGGCGCGTTAGAACCGCCTCGGACTGGTAAGCCTTGCAAGATCTTGCCCGTGGCCGCATTGACCTGATTGGCGTCTGCTGAGACCCAATCATCAATGTCACCTGCCGAGCAATTCCAAATCAGGCCATCATTGCCATAAACAAAAACATACGGATGCAATGAGACGACACCGCCTGAAATGGATACTTCATTGTCAAAGGTCAGTGTCGTCGTGCTTGAAGCTGTTGCATTGGCACTCAATGTGACTGTCGTTGCGACGACAGAAACCACGGTTGTACCGGCAGGAATGCCATAGCCTTTGACGACTTGCCCTGCGGCAATTTTAGGATCAAGTGCTGCAAGCGTGACGGTGGCAGATCCACTTGTAACCACGCAACTATCAACCGCAAAAAGGCCTGCAGCCCATAAGGTCGTGCCCGTTAAAGGGCCGCATAAAAGCCTAGTATTGATTTCTGAGTCAATGCTGTCTAAGTCTTGCGAAGGATGCGCTACAAGCAGATTGGTTTGATAACTGACCGTGTCAGTAAAAGTATCAAACTGCCATGAATTCATGTCTGATGCAACAAACGGCGAATCAATCGTTGAGACTTGCAAGACTAGGCCCGAGCCACCACCACTTCCCAGGCTTGCATCAGTTGCGGTTAACAAGTCACCAGCCACAAACCTAACGCCGCCACCTGTAATTGTGGCCGCGGTGATGACACCCGCTGTCACTGTAATTGTGGCCACAGCACCCAGGCCAGTACCCGAGGTGCTATAAATCAAAGGCACATTGGTATAAGTTGCACTTGCATAGCCCGTGCCACCATCCACAATGCTTAAAGCAGTGACCGGGCCGCCAAAGCTAAAGTCTGTAACGCCAGAACCCACGCCAGTATTGCTGATGGGCACAACTTGCAAGCCATCGCTATAGCCACTATAGACATTGTTGTACTGATTCCTTACCACTACAAAAACGCCCCGTGAGGGGCCTGCAAGGTTATTAACGATCTCTCGATAACCACCCATCTTTCGTGGTCGCGCTAAGCCACCCCCAAACTTTTGGAAGCGCACCCAGCGGCCATCGGTATAGAACTCCTTATCAAAGATCGTGCCGTCCCTTTGAATGCCAGGCTTGGTATCAAGCGCAAAGACCTTATTGGTCATTAGAAGGTGCCCCCACTAACACCGCCCGTAAAGTTGCCTGTACCTGTGACATCGACGCCATTCGCATTGACATCAACAATCTGAGTTCCCAGCACTGAAATACCAAAACGCCCTGCGCCAGGCCTGTAAATGCCCGTATTGGTCTCAGATCCAAAGTTAAGTGATGGGCTGCCAGCAGAACCGTTAACAAGGCTAAACGAGGTGCCGCCTGCTTGCGTGGTATTAGCGTTAAAAATGTTTGTGCCATCGCAAAAAAGCGATGCCTGACCTGATGCGGGAACCGTGGCCGTATTGGCACCTACAGCGCCCGTTGAAATGGTTAGCGTAAAACCACCGGCCGTAGTTTGATTGCTGATGATATAAAAATTAGTAACGGGCGGGACAATGATCGTGACATCATTGCTTAAGACGCCGTTATAAATTTGTATGACATTGGCAGCTTCGTTGGCTGTCAGCGTGTAGGTTCCATTTGTGACTGTTTTGGTCAGTACGCCAAACTCAAACTGCGTGCTGACGCCATAACCGATCGTGACAAAGGCCGTTCCCGTTGAAACAATAAAGGCCGACTCGCTGGGCTGGAAGGCTTTGGTTAAAGCGCCATCAATCAATTGTGAGCCTGGCGCATCCAGGGTAAGCGTGCCCGTGCCATTGTTCTTGATGAGCATGAACCAGCTATCACCCACCGTTACCGCTGAAGGCAAAGTCACCGTTGTAGCGCCACCACCCCATACATAAGTCTTAGCGCGATCGCCATCAACAAAGGATTGGCTTGCGACAATTGAAACCACAGGATGGCTTTGATTAAGCGTCAGTCCCGAAGCCAAAAGGCCAGCACCAGCAAGCGTGGCCGCATCAGCACTTGAGGTCCCAGCACCAAATTCAAAGTTGGACCATGAGCCTGCTTCAGTGCTGTTATTGGTCAGGTAAATGTAGCGTGATGTGCCTGATGCGATGGCAACGATCGTGCCTGTGCCGTCATAAGTCTTAACGGTAAAGGTATGAGCGCCCGTGTTTTTAATGAGCGCGTCTTGACCCACTGAGACTTGATCAGCAGCAGGCATGCGCAACTCAAGGCCGGCACTGGAGGCTGACACATCCATAATGCGTGCTGCCGGGGTGTCGGTACTGAGGTTGCCATTGATAGGCCACACCAACTGCAAGTTGGCAGTCAGTGTGATGGATTCATACGAGACATCCGTAGGCTGGACGACATCGCCAGTGAAGGGACTGGTATAGCTCATGATTAACTATCCGCGGCAATGGCCTGGCGATCAGCGATACGCAGCTTATCCTCGGCCATGAGGGTTTGCATGATGGCGTCATACTGCGCTTGCCACACGGGAGTGCGCTCGTCATTCTTCAAAAACGGCATGGCTTGTAAGAGCGACCCATAAAGCAATGCTTGCGGCGCGTAAACCGTAAACCAATTGGTTTGATTCGTGATGTCTAACGGCGCGACACGCTCGTAATAAAGCACTTCAAAGTTGTAGGCGATCGTTGGCGTCGGCGCTACGAACCAGTGCGTGTAATCGTAATCACAATAAAACTTTGGCACCCCAGTCAGCGTCGGATCAGGCCAATACTCACGCAAGTATTCATACTTTCGTAGCAGGACAGGGTAACGCTTGCCTGCCACTGTGATGTTCATGGACACGGTTTTGTGCCAGCGCGCAGGCTTGTCAATGACTGGGTTTGCCGCGTTCATCGCGCTGTTTTGCACGGTCAGATTGCCAAGAAACTTGATCTGGCTGGCAATGACTTGTTCAGCAAGTCCAATAAAGGTAGGAATACGAGCCACGGTCTCGGCGTCGGTGCGCTCCAGGTACTGCTGGATGTCCGTCACCAGGTTGTTGTAGGTCATTGCGTAGGCCATTACCACACCTTCTTCTTGATCGATTCGGGCTGGGGCACAAATTGCTTGCCTTGCCTCATGCCTTCACGCTTGGCTCGAGTTGTTGCCGCGTATTCAGAAGGTGTGAGCTTCTCTCGTGCTGCCTTGGGCAAGTAACGCTCGCCGGTTGCCTTGGGTCCTTGAGTGCTGGGCTTGCCACTGCGCGTACCCCAGTCCTCTTTGGTCCACTTTGAGAGCGAATTATCCGCTTTTTTAGGCCCTTTGTAACCCCCGCCTGACTGCTTGTATTTCTGGGTGGCTAACTGCGCTTTACGGGCGCTCCACTGGCCTGGGTTGCCCCCTTTGCCGGAAGCTTTCACGGATGCAACGATGCGTTTCCACTTGGCCGGATCTGACTTAGTTGCTGATGTCATCAATCACCTCTCAGGTAAAGCGATTTTTCAGCGTTACGGCGACGAACCAGGCCTGGCAATACCTTGCCACCACCCATGGTCCATGCCATGAAAGCCTCGGCAGCACCGCTAAAGTCGGCGCGGTTGTTTTTCATTCTTATCGTAGACCGCTGATAATTCCCGACTCCAGCGTTGAACGCAAAACTGACCACAGCGTCGAAGCTTGACTGACGGCCAGCAAGATTAGGAGACATTCGCAGTACACCGCGCTCAAAACGGACGAGATCATCCTCAAAAAGGCGATCAATCTCCTCCTGCGACCAAGTGCGATTATCCTGGGCTGCGAGCGGGTAGTCCTTGCGAAGGATGCCGGTATAGCCATCTTTCCTTAATACGGGTAGTTTGATCTGATCTTGATACAAAACATGGCCATAACCGATGGTCCAAATGTGAGCAGGGCATAAGTAAGGCTTAAGACTCTTACCCTCAAAGCGGTGCATCAAATCAATGCCAGCCTGCCCTGTTTTCATTTTTTCTGCCAGCTACGCGATCCAAACCAAAAGCCAATGATGCCGCCAAGCATCGCCATTTCATCATCAGAAAAGATGATCGTACTGACCCGAACCAGGTCATCAATGTTTTGCACAAGATGCGGGTGCTGCCAGACGTAATAAGCAAGCACGCCGTTGATTGCGATGAGTTCTAAGATGAGCAAGTAAGTGACGTTAGGCCGTACCGTGCCAATGTAGTTCACCACCCACTTGCTGGATTTCTCGATGATCTGCTTGTCATGGTCCAACGCCGCCACAGTCATCTGAGCATCCGTCTGCATGGCAATCTGATCAGTGCGAATCTCTTCCACGCGCTGCTGGGCAATGTAGCCCTCTTTGGCCAGTGCAAGCTCACGCTCTGACTGCATCCTGGCAAGCTCAAGCTCATGAGCCTGATCAGCTTTGTTTTGGAAGTAATCAAGCAATTTGGGCAGGCCAGAAATCAGCAGGCCGCCAAGTGTTGAGAGGAGTGAAAGCATGATTACCCCTTCGCCGTTACGATGTCGGCACCCTTCTTGACTGTTACTTTGGAGCCTTCAACATCCACTTGCATAGGCGGCTCGGCACGGTCCAACTTGTCCAGGCGGGTGATAAGGTCCTTGATAACCTCAAACTCAGGCTTTTCCTGCTTTGGCGCGGTTCCAGCAATGCCATTCAGCATTTGAATAAGTGCAGTAAGTGAAGCACCCAAAAGGCCCATAACAGCAGCAATTTTTTCACCCTCAAGGAAAAGTGATGCCCCAACACCAACGAGCACAATCAAGAAGATGTAAAGCAGTCCATCTTCGCCAATGGCTTTGCCGGCCACTTCCTTGGCAGAGTCTTGAGCTTTTAGCTCCTCAAGCCTGATTTTGGCTTGCGCCTTCAGTACTGCTAGCTCGTGGGTTTTGTCATCCATCATATCCCCAGCAGCTTCTTAACAAACATGGCCGCAACGCCTGGCCCAAGCAAGACAGCAGCGATCGTGATGTAAAGCAGCCACTCAATGTGGCGCATGCGCCTGCTGCCATCACCGAGGCGTTTCTCGATGTTCTCGTAGCGTTGGGCGCAAATCGCCTCATGCACTGATAATCGTTTATCAAGATCATCACTCATCACACTTGCGCCTCCAGAAACTCTTTAGAGCCTATCTTGCTCCAGCCACCATTGATTTGATACTTCAAGTTTTTGCCTTGATTCAAAGCCCAAATGACAAGCCATGACAAGACCTCGGAATCCATTTTGCTGCCGCACTCTGCCACTTCTAACCATGAGTGCCCGTTATTGCTTCTTTGTGTGACTAACGCGTTGCTTAAATCGGGGCGCATCCACATCGGTAAATCATCAGTAGCTAACCAATGACACTTATAACTTTGGCATGGATCAATCGGGCGGTTTTCATAAATTGAGCATATTTTTTGCAGGTAATAGCACTTCTTGCCAGGGTAAAAGTCATGCCCCATCGCATGACCCCTAAGCCAACCTTTACAGCACTCTGAACATCCGTCACAAGTTCGATTCATCAATAATCACCGCTGTATCTGTGTCGGCAAACCAAAGCATCTTGCCTCGGCAGGCAATGTTGTAGTCCTGACCGTTGGCATCCAACTCGCTCCAAGTCGGCACTCGGATTTGCAAGTGCCGTGCAAGGTGTTCGCGTCCATCTTCAAAAACTCTCCATACATGCTCTATGGTTCCTCGCCCTGGTTGCCCTCGGCTTTTGTTAAACCGAATCGTATAGTTAGGCATGTGAGCATAATTTTCTTGCGCGTCTGTACCCATCTAATTGCATTAGTTTTATCGGAAACTTAGACCATCTGCTTTCAAGTTCTTTTTGTGAAACTAAATGATAGTGGAGTTTAATTGGCATATTTGTTAATGGAACAATATGAACCAGAGGGTCTCCAAAATTTAATTGATAAATTTTTGTTTCATTTTTTTTGACGAACATATTTATATTTGCTTCATATAAACCTTTGTATGCTGAAAACACACCGGGAGCAATAACAATATCCTCAACGCCAAAGTTATTCCATACCGGAGCGGTCCAAAGCATATTTACATCTCTGTTTGTAATCATGTGCCACGGGTTTAATAGCTTTATTTGAAGATGACTATCTTCAAAATCAAAACCACAAAATTGTTTTTTTGAGTGAAAATTTACCGTTGATTGATTATCTGCAAATTGATACCTATAAGTTTCACTTTTAACTTCTATGTTCAAATCAGACCATAATGGAAACATAAATCCAGAAGCATACAAATTTATAAATGCGGGGCAATGTTTTATGGTTTTTTTAAGCACTAATGGCGCGTTGCGATCTTCCTCAAAAAATGGTTTTGGTAAGTTTTTGAACCATTTTGGAAAAAATTGAGCCGCTTTTTTTGGCTTGGCACTATGAAAAATGTCTTCCCTAGTTGTAAAAAAGTCAATGTTAAGAATTTTAGGCTTGCAAAACCAAAACATTATTTTGGCCCCTTCGGCCATTCAATGCTATCTGGAAAACCAACTTGCAGTCGAATCTCACGCAACCCACGCCGATACTCAATCCACGCAGCTTTATCACCAGCCGTCATGGGCACATCAGGTAGCATCGACCAATCTGACTCTTGCAGCATTTTCTTGGCGCGATCCCATTCAAGCTGCGCTTTGGTTGCCACTACCGGAGACGGTGGCGCTTCGCCAACCTGCACCCAGCCTTGGTCGTTATAGGCTTCACCTAACCATGACAAATCACCAAGTCGATCCATAAAGCCATGAAGACCGAAGATCGGCCCCCAGTTTTCAGGCAGTGGCTGCGGCTCGTTTAGCGCTTCGCCGGTTGACAGTTTTTTCAGTTGCCACAGGCTCATGATTATTCCTTTCAATCTTTAACCCCGGCTGCATTTCAGGAGGCGGCAGCACTGCGCCTTTGTCTTGATGAGGTGCCATATCGTTAACATGAGGTGCCCAGCCTGATCCTGCTTGCCAAGGACCAATTTGATTGCCACGATAATGCGCTAACTCTTCCTCGGTGTATTTCCAATCACGCCAAGCTGAAAAATCTCGGCGCGGTTGAATGTGAATATGACACCCTACATTAGCAGCAAGCTGATGAATAAGTTCAATGACTTCAACAGGCTGCATCAAACACCATAAATGAGACCCATCATTGCCTCGCATAGAAAGCTCAGTAATGCCACCAAACGCCGTGCCCACTGCTATTGATCTGGCACGAGTAAGTTCGCCCGTGGCATTAGCTATATCCTGTTTAGAACGCAGGTCATCAAAGGCTTTTTTGGTTTCTTTTTTCATTGCGGATTCCAGGATACTTTGATCTGTCCATTAACCGTTACAGGGTACGAACCGCCTGGATTTACAGATACGCAATTAAATGATGTTGGATTAGCATTTGAACCTGGGTTGCCTGGGTTGCCAGCATTACCGGCATTCCCTCGGCCACCACCTCCCCCGCCGTTGCAGAAGGAACTTGATGCACCACCTCCACCTCCACCCCCCGCACCCGAAACATTTGCGGCAGATCCTTTAACACCGACGGCAGTCTGAGGGCATGAACCACACGGGTTATTCTGTTGGCAATAAAAACCAATACCGCCAGGACCACCTCCTGGGTTACCTCCTGCACCTGGAGAAAAGCCACTGGCCGCAGATCCTGGATTACATAAACCAGCCCCTCCACCGCCGCCACCGGCAAAGGTACGATAAAATTGAGGGTGAATGGTGCTGCCATAACTCCCTCCTGCACCCCCGCCAGGGCATCCACCGGGACCGCCACCGGGTGCAAAGCGATTTCCTGCCCCGCCTGTACCTCCTGTGTTTCCAACAGTACCACCAGTGCCGCCATTACCCGCACTTCCCCCAGGGAAAGTTTTGCAAAACCCCGTCGAACTAGACCCCGCATTTCCTGCCGATCCTGAGTTACCGGAACTGCCTGCAGCACCGCCAGCGCCACCGGGTGTTAGATATATCGGGTTAGGACATCCATTAGCTCCTTTGCCCCCACTACCACCAGCCCCCCTACCGCCAGGGTTGCCAGCGTTACCTGGATTACCAGCACCGCCGTAACCAACGAGATTAATTTTTGTTACCCCTGTAGGAACCGTAAAAGTTCCAGGCGCATTAAAGGTTTGACAGCCACCAGGGACAAGTGCCTTGCCCCCAAACATCGTAACTTTAGGTGTACCAGCAGGCATTATGACCCCCGCGTTTCAAAAGGAAAGCCAAGATTTGGGCGTGTATCAAATTTACACTCAGCATGGGGTCCATGTTTATCAACATAGTGCAACATGAATTGCACATTCAACTGATCTGCTTCAAAAGGCTTGCGCCAGTGCTTAGCTTCGCAGCCTTTATAAACAACCGCATCACCGGGATTAAGTGTGTAGGCGTGTGGCGCATTGTCTTTATAGTGCATCCAGATTGATGAGGGCGTACCCTTTGAAGCCACATTGACTGTTACGCTAATTTCACATGACGGGCGATCAACATGTGGCTCAAGCTCTTCTCCAGGTTGGTACACGCGCATGTAAGAGTAAGTCGGATCAAGCTCTTTCCCGCAGGTCTCGGTTACTAAAGTCAGGCTTGCTTGAAGCACCGTTTCAATTAAAGGATCAGCGTAATAAGCAAGTTTAGTAACCGGGTCGTCCATTACTTTTCCTCGCCACCCATCGCGACGAATTTTGTTTTCCATGTACATGGATATGGTTTTTACCGTTAGCGGATCAAGAAAACCTTCCACGAGCACACATCCGTATTGCTCAAATTCTTCTGGCTTAGTCATAGTAAAACCACCCCGTCACAACATATTTAGACCGCTCACCAAACACTGTATTACCTCGATGCGTATGCGTAAATGAAGCAGGCCACAAGATTATTTGGTTTTCAGTGGGACGAAAGCGTTGTTGCTGATACAAGAATTCAGTCTCACCTGCTTCATGTGGCTCAAGGGTATTGAGATAAAGCATATAAACCAGCACTCGCGCCGCGTGATCACCCCCACCTTGTTCGCCATGCCACACATGATAGCCACCACCAGGAGGAGTGCGCTGCATCTTCATCACATTAGCGCGGATCTTACCGTCAGCAAGCGTTGAAAACTTTCGTGTGTATTCGTCATAGCAAGCCTGCAACCCATCAAAAAACATCGGCACGATGCGTCTATCTTCAAAGTCATGGGTACTATGACCACGCAAATCTAAACCAATTTGGTAGTCATTTTTCCTTGACTCAGGTGCTTTTTCAGACTGCCAGCGGTTAGACCCTGCGCTATCCCTTTCCAAACGATCAAATTCATTGATCAAATGCTGACAATACCCTTCAGGGTACACATTGTTATAAATGCCAATGAATCCGTTGTAATCAATATTCATCGAAATGCCGGTCCTGAAAGCCATGCCACAAGACTTTGCCTGCTGCCTTGAGTTACGGGCGTTACTTGATGAAGGGTATAGGATGGAAACACCGCAATTAGCCCGCGCTGTTTACGCACATTCATAGGGTTACCGCTAGTCATAATCTGAAGGTTGCCACCTTCGTACTGTGCTGGATCGGTCAATTGAAGCACTGCTGAAAGCTTTCTACTTACACTGCGCCTGCCACCGTAATCCTGATGCCAACCATACATACCATTCTCGGATTGGTCATAATTAGTAAGCTGTAAAGCCTCACCAAATCCAGTGAGATCAAACCGATAAAACTGAGAATTAAGCGACGAGATAGCATGGGCTAGCTTGCGAAACACCCACTCGGTTTCTTGATTGCAGTCCATCCATGACACATGAGAGCGGCGAATTTGCGCTAAACGCTCTGGGTCTGACCCACCACCAACTTGCGCTCTTTGATCGGCTTTGATAGCTCGCTCTTGTAACCAATTAAGCTCTTGATCATTAAACGCACCCTCCCACCAAGCAAAAGGCTCAACCGACTCGGCATAAGGTGTCAGCATGTACTGCATGGCTTATCCCTGTGCGAAACGATAAAGTGGATACTCTTGGTTGGCTTATCTGTCATGTTTGGGGTTAGCTGATGTTGCATCCATGAGTTGGCTAGTAGTACAGTACCTGGAACAATGTTATTAAAGTGAACAGTTGAAGTTGCGTTAGTCACTTCATCGCTTGGCGCAAAGTCAAGCTCAATCATTTGCTTGTTAGCACGAGTGTCATAAAACACAGGGTATGAGCCACCTTCAGGGGCTTCTAAAAAGAACCAACCGCAAAGTTGACTGTGCTTATGCACATGCACATTCGTGCCGCCATGCCCTTTGACTTCCTGCCCCCACAAGCCCGAGACATAAAGTTCATACCGATCCATTGCATAGCCTTGACTTGCCAAGATGTCATGGCTGGTTGACTGCAAGTAATCCGTTAAAAACTTCATGTCAGGATCATTCCCCATATGCCCCGTCTGGCACATAGCACCCTGATTAGGCTGTGCGTCAAAGTATTTCTGTGAAATCTTCAGCGCATAATCAACCCACTCAGGATGCTCATCGCGATAAACGATGGCAGGAAAATAAGCAAAACCCTGAATCATCCGTTGATGTACGACACAAGCGTTTGAGCAAAAGCCTGAATATCAGCCGCTGATACATCACGAGAATCAACAGGTTTACTGCGAGCGTTCTCAATCAGCGTTTCTTTTGCTAAACGGACTGCTTCAAGCTTTGCACGAACTGCCTCGGCTTGCATTTGATTAGCATGTCGTGCGTTCTCGACAGCCAACTGAATATCTACTTGTGCTTGCTGCTCTGTGGTTAAAGCCATTTTCTTACTCCTATTAAGCTGTCATATTCTTCATGGCGATATTGCCATACCAAGTCGTCCCGCCATCTGGCGTGAAGAAGACCCAAATGTCGATAGCATTAGCTGTCGTTGTGCGAGATAAGGATGCTGCACCACCAGGGAACCTAAACGAACCGCCAGCCCAAGCCACCGTGCGACCTGCTGTTCCGTCATTTGTGAGAATGAGCGTAAACGATGATGAGCCAGAAGACACGGGATAACGAAGTGTAATCGTCGCATTTCCTGTAAGTGTTGCCGTAAATACGCCGCCGCTCACAACATCCAGATTTATTGCTGTACCCGTGTTACCAAGCGCCACAACCGTATCGGCATACCCAATTGCTTTAATGTAAGTACCCGAAGTTACCGCAGCCGAAGTGGCTAAAAGGCTTGATGAAGAAATGGCCGTGCTTGCACCACCACCAAGCAAGATATTATTAGCCGTTAAGGTTCCTGATTGTGTAACCAAACCGCCCGTGGTATTGACTGCGTTACCAACCGCCGTTACTACGCCTGTGCCTGTGGTGGTTGAAGTAATGGCTACACCTGACCCGCCGCCCAATAAAAGCGCGCTAGAGGCTAGCGTTCCAGATTGGGAGACTAAGCCGCCCGTCTTGTTAAGCTCGGAGCCAAGTGCTGTTGCAACTGTTCCACCCGTCGTTGTATTGGTACCTAGTCGAGCACCAATTAACTGAATGGCAGGGGTTCCAGCATTGTCCTTGTAAAATAACTTGCCATCGTTGTAATTGATGGCAAGCTCGCCTGCATTAAGATTAGCCGTTGACGGCGCTGCTGCTGCAGTTGAGCTTCTATAAAGCAAAATCGGGGTGTAATTTGTGGCTGGCATAAGGCCTCCGTCAATCAGTCGATTTGATCATTTTTAGGCTGCGCGTTCAAGGTACAAAAGGCTTTGAACAGCCTTTGCAACAACCTCTGGCGCGACAAACTTGTTGGGGTCATGCTCACAGAAGTCCCACCATAAAAACTGGTTGGGCGCTAAATTAGCGCGGTCCTTGAGCAGGTTGATGTTCTCAGGGTGACCAAAGATGTTGGGGTCCGATACTGACCACAGCACGATGCCAGGCTTGCCCAAATCCCAACCAAAGTGCTGCAAGAAACTATCGCATGAAATCCAGGTGTCGCACTGAAGGATCAAATGACGCAAAGCATTCAATGGCAAGTTTTTGCGGAAGTCTTCAACCAAGCGTGGTTCGCCATCAACCCCAACCTGGATGACAGGCTTGGGCAGCATCGGGATAAGCTCTTCCCAAAATGGATAATCCTTGGGGTTCATCTTCCCACTTGGTAGCTTCTTGGCAAATGGCGCAATGACAATCATAAGTAAAGCTTTCGATAGGCGCTCTCAAGGCTTTCCTGCCAATTCCAGCGCATCATCTTGCTGTACACATTGAACATATCAATGTCACCAAAAAGCGCTTTTGCTTCAGCGATTGGCCTGCAGGGCACTATCTCGGGATAGCATCCAAACACAATAGGATTGCTAACATCGGGCAGTACATGCTTAAACACAATGTGATCGCCCATGCCGTTATCCAGGACCACTATTGTATGGTCCCTGTGCGCTAGGGTGTTGCGAAAGATCTGCTCGTCATGGGCAAACATCTCAGTCCGACTGTTCATCCGAATGCCGCCCGAGGGTGCTTTTAAGTGCCAAGTTATCGCGTTGGGCACAATCAGTAATTTGTAGCCTTTACGCTTCAAGCCCCAACTGAATAACGTCTCTTCACGATGCGCCACCCGAGACAGTCCTGTGTTGTAGTCATAAACCCCTGCACGGTACAAAAAAGTGCAGTGCAAGTGATCGACTTCCTGGACCTTTTCAATATGCTTCCACTGTGGATTTGGCTCGTGATCAATGTATTCAATCTTGCCCGTGGCCTTGGCATGTTCAAAGTCATGGCCTGGCATGAGCACTGAGCCACCAACAGCGCCAACCTTGGGTCCAATGTGCTTGAGCAAGTTATTCAGTACGCCAGGCTCTGGCAGCGCATCATCATCCACGCGCCACACCCACTCGTAACCCATCCAGTTGGCCATTTGATGATTGTGATGCTGGCCTTTCTTGCCGGCCCAAAGCCAGTCCCAAGCAATGCCTTTGGCACTTAGCATCCAAAGCAAGCGCGAATAAATCGGATCTTCGCGCATGTCTTTTTGCTCGTCGTTGTCATCAAAAATGACAAGCTTGTCGGGCTTGCGCGTTTGATTCATGATGGCTTGAATGGCCATCGGCAGCGTGCTGTCCGTCCGACCTCGCGTTGATATGGAGCAAAGCACTTTAGGCATGCCAGTATCCAATCATGAGGTTGAAACGGTTTTGCTCATTGATAGGCCTGACCTGCTGCGTAATGTTGCCGTGCTCGTCAATGTAATTGAACTCAAAGCCAGGAAAGTGCGACTCATTCAAGCCGTGAAGCTTGTGATGCTCACCCCAAAAGCCTGGCGGCTCGTTCCATGGAACCGTAAAAAGCAGCGTCTTGCACTGGTTCTTAAGCTTTTGTAGCACTTCCAAGCCGTTGTCCAGATGCTCAATCACCTCAAAGGCAATGATCGTGTCGTACTGACCAAGCTCAATCTTGTTGATGTCAGCATGAACAAACTGTGCGCTTGGACTCCAGCCCTGCTCGTTAGCCACATCCACAATGATGGGGTCGTAATCCAGCCCTGTGTAGTTAACGCTTTGCGGCATGAACTGTACGCCGTAACCCGTTGAGCAGCCAATCTCTAATACTTTCGTGCCCCGCATGTGCTTAGCAGCCCACTGATAGCGCCGCATCTCCCGCGGAAATACTTCATCACCTTTCAAAAACACAGCACGCTCGTAATTGTTGGAGAGCTTCCAGCGATACCAATCCAAGTTATGCTGCTTAGCAAGCTTTAAGGTGTTTCTCGCAAAGATCTGGCTCCAGTTTTGTACTAAGCCAGGGTCATGCATGGTTGCCTCACCCTTGTGATACATGGGGAAGCAATTAACCCACTGCACACCATCCCAAGTCTTTGGGAAGCACTCGCTAATATCCCAGCCGGCTTTTTCAGCGCGAACACAAAAGTCAATGTCTTCACTGCCACCAACGCCAAAACTGATGTCGAGCAGGCCAATCTGGTTGAAGACCTGCCTGCGTATCATCGCGCAGAAAAACACAATGAACTCGCGCTGAGTGACTTCAGAAAATAACCGCAAGGCACCTGAAATGCCGCATTTGGGGTTGCTCAAAGGCTCATCAAGCATTTGCAGCCATTGGCTTTTAGCCTGGGGCAGCAAGATCACATCGTTGTTGAGCAGCACAATCTTGTCTGCTGTTGATGCTGCGATGCCGGCGTTGGATGCGCCTGCATAACCAAGTGGCGCATCACTCCACACCACCTTTAAGTGATCATCAAATCCAATGCTTTCAAACTGTGCTTTAAGCGCCTTGAGATAGTCAGCCGAGCTATCAGTGCAACCATTTGCTGATATGACCAACTCAACATCGGTCATATCAGTGTACTTAAAGATGGACTCTAGGCAGGGCTTGAGCAGGTCCTCACAGTGGTTGTAAGTCGGGATGACAATCGAGTAATTCATCAGAAAGTCCCACCATCAACCCCGCCAGTAATTGCATTGGTGCTCCCATTAACTGACAAGCCTGCATCAACCAAAACGGACTGATTGCCAGTTGATGAGCTTGCCGCAAACAGAATAAAGCCTGCTGAAGTGCTGGCCGTTGTGGCCACAGTTGCCGGTGGGGCACCAGAAAATCCGCTAGTACCCGAAAAGCCTGAAGTGCCTGAAAAGCCAGAAGTGCCAGAAGCTCCAGAAAAGCCGCTGGTGCCTGAAAATCCGCTCGTCCCCGAGAAGCCACTCGTGCCTGATGCGCCGCTAAAACCTGAAACACCCGAAAATCCTGATGTGCCAGAAAATCCGCTCGTACCAGAAAATCCACTTGTACCTGACGCGCCCGAAAATCCAGAGGTCCCAGAGAACCCTGAAACGCCACTACCTGAGAACCCAGAAGTTCCTGAGAAGCCACTTGTGCCCGATGCACCACTGAATCCTGACACTCCACTAAAACCAGAAACACCAGAAAATCCACTCGTGCCAGAGACGCCTGAAAACCCTGAAGTCCCAGAAAACCCGGAGGTGCCTGAGAATCCCGAGGTGCCGCTAAACCCTGAAGTGCCACTAGCACCTGAAAACCCTGACACACCACTTGATCCTGGATTGTCACCGCTGTAGCCAGAAATGCCGCTAAACCCTGACGTTCCAGATGTCCCGCTAGTGCCAGAAAAACCCGAGACACCAGAAAATCCTGAGACACCGCTAAATCCTGATGTGCCAGAAAATCCTGAAAAACCGCTAACTCCAGAGAATCCTGAGACACCACTAAAGCCTGAAAATCCACTAACACCAGAAAGACCCAGCCCAGAAAAGCCACTAAAGCCTGAAATTCCAGAAAATCCTGAGACGCCTGATGCGCCCGAGAATCCTGAGACGCCACTTGAGCCAGGATTGTCGCCGCTGTAACCAGACACGCCTGAAAACCCAGATACACCTGAGAATCCAGAGACGCCAGAAAATCCCGAGGTGCCTGACGCCCCCGATACCCCACTAAATCCTGAAGTGCCGGAAAAACCGCTAAAGCCAGATGTGCCGCTAAAACCTGAGAAGCCAGAAACGCCTGACGCGCCTAGTGCATTAGTCCAAGTGCCGCCAATTGCACCTTCAAACTGCGATGACTGCGTGTTAAAGCGAATCATCCCGTCTTGTGCGACAGGCCTTTGCGATGTGTTGCCTTTGGGCAAGGTCAACGATGCAGTGCCCGGCACTACCGGATTGTCAGCCAATCCCACGGTGGGATTAGCACCATCACCCGTGCCATTGGTTACATCAATCTCATCAGCCGTACCCGTGAGCGTGACAACGCCAATGCTGTTGCCACTAGTGCGCGACAAAAGACCAACGCCTGAAGACTGTGCCAGGTTCAAAACCAAGCCAGAAAGTGACACGGTTGGGTTGCCAGCAACGCCATCGCCATCAGCAACGCTAATACCTGCCGTTCCAGCCGCTATAGAGCGCGCTGTGAGCGTTGTTGCGCTGGTCTTGACCTGAATACCCGTCCCGGCGGCTACGAGGCTTGCAGCGGCTCCTGAGAGGCTTAGAACAAGGGTTGAGCCAGCACCGTTGTCCGTAAGCGTTAAACCACCGCCTGAAGTGCTTAATTGCCGTGACTGTGAAAGTGAGCCTTCACTGGTTGCTGTGACAAAGCTGTAGTTGGTTACAGGAACCGCGGCAATATCTGCCACCGTTGTTTTGACGGTGCCACCATCCTGAACGATGGGCACAAGCTCGGTGCCCGTGAGGGCATCGGCGGTCGGTAACTGGGTGATGGTTTGATTGGCCATTAGGGTGACACCGCTATTCCATCAAGGTTCCCATTGTTCTCAGGCGTCTGGGTGTTGCCTTCCGTCGAGACAATGACATTTTGCTGATCCGTTGTCACCAGATTATCCTGGATTGCGGCCACCGATACATCAGGCCTTGGAAAGCGCAGGTTAATGCGCTCAGTTTGCCGGGCTGGCAGGCGATACGGATCTTTCTCGTCTCTGCAATTTTCTTCACACACCATCAGCCCTGGGAAGTTGATGTCAGGTCCCAGGGTGGCGTGAGGGCGCTTCATGCGGCAACGATCGCAAATACCAATAGCGATGTCGCTGTAGCCCTCCGTGTCAAGAAACATTGGCATTATTTCGTGTACACCGAAATGTTGGGGGCAAAGTAGATCGGGCTGCGATCGCGCTCTTCAGCCTCAGCCAGTGCCAGGTACTTGCCAGCCTGATCCTCGAGGTATTTGATGCGCTCCATGGGCACAGCAGGTAATTCCATGCTCAATTGGTGCGCCAACATGCCGATTGTGGCCAGATACCACCGCTGCGGGATCTGCAATTCGTCGGTTAGATCGCCCACATCCATGATTTGCTTGGAATACCAGACGGTCATTTGCACATACCACTCATTGGGGACCGGCCAGAGGTAAATTTCAGGCTGCGGGACCGTCCGATTGAACCAAAACTGGTAAGGCTGATTGGCCGTGAAGTTTTTGTTGGGCAAATTGGTGTAATCATCACGATTAAGCCTTGCCATTTGGATTTCACGCGAGTTATTGCCCACATAAAACTCACGCAAGGCTAGTGTCGTGCCGCCAGAGGCCCTTACTCGGTAGTATTGGACGCTCTGACCGGGGTCAATGTCATACCAGGCCCACTTTTTGTCGGTTACAACCACTGATCCGATGTCATACAGGGTGTTCCAGGTAATAGCATCGGTCGAATACTCGAGGGTGAGCGTCCATGTGGCACTTCCACCACCAGAAATATAGGGGAGCAGGCCGATTGACCCAGCATAAATCGGGTTGCTGGTGCCAAAATTGATCGCGATATTGCCATTCGTGCTTGTTTGCAGGCAGTAAGTATCGACATCGCTGTCTCCTGCATAAGCTGCATTGCCACCAGCGCTGCTTGAGTAGCTGCCCGAGGGCCTTGTTAATGTGCGGTAGAGCACATTCAAGGCGTCATTAGCGCCCACCGGCAAGGTGTAAATGTACTTTTCTGGCGTTAAGCCGATGACTTCCTTCTTGATGGCCCAGTATTGGATGCCGATGTTGATCAGGTTAGTCAGTGTGAAGCCAAGCGACTCGCGTGCGGTTAGTAATTGCTCGCTGGTTAGTTCTTCAGCAAGCTTGCCACAGCGCCTCGCAGCGTGGTCAATCAGCGTCTGGACATTAAAAACCTGGCCATAGGTATCGGAATAGGACATCTCACCACCCTGGGCAATTCCAGCGCTTCATGGAAGCTCTGGAGCGTGATCCGCGCTCAGACTTGCGCGCTACAGGACCCATGCGAGCGCAAAATGAATCTCGCCTTGCGCCACCTTCAGGCTGTGGCGCCTTCAAATTTGATCCTGTTTCTCGGTTGTACTTGGCTCTGCCTTTGGCCGTGAGACCCGCGCCTTGATCCGCTGGAAGCTTCTCACCACGGCCAATCGCAAGGCTCGGACCGCCGTCTTTAAGCCGTTCAGGAAGTTTTGCATACGATTTCCCTTTCACATTGGACTGCGTAAACTCTGCAGCCACATCAGGTCGAATGCCTACTTTCTTGGCAAACTTGGGATTGTTCTCAGCAGCTTTCATCAGCCGGAACTGCGCTTTAGTCTTGGCAGGCATTTAAGCTATCTGCCCCATGGTAACAATCAACGAAGGGATGGCCGGGTACGCAGGCGTCACACTTGATGGCAGTGCCTCAAGCGTTACATCCGTTGATTCAGGCAGCCAAAACAACTGCACATAGTTAGTGGCGTTCAAATCTAAGTAAAAGTTCCAGGCGGCCACCGCAAAACCAAAGATGCCCGCATTCTTACGCGCTGGCACCGTAACTTGCGTTGATGAGTTGGCAAGATCTGAACCGTTGACCTTTATCCAAATTGTGACAATGTGCTGCTCGTTAGCGACATTCTTGAACTGGGCGCTGAATTGAAAGTTATAAATGCCGTCATTGGGCACCGTAAAACGGCTATTGCTAACCAGGGTAATGCCATCGGTAATGTCTACCGTATTGCAAGTCATGGCCGTGCCAGCGGTGGTGCTTCCCGTCTGATCTAGGGTGCTACTAAAGCCGCCATAAGCCGCGCTAAACGCACGCAAATCACCGATGGTTGATTGCACATTCGCGCCACTTTGCACTAACGGCACAAGCTCTGCGCCCGTCAGCGTTGCGGCTGCTGGCATTGCCGAGATTTTTTGGTCAGCCATTACGATTGCTCCAAAACAATTTTGCTGTTGTCTTCTTGCAGCACATACCCTGGAGAAGTCTCATCCAGGATATAAAAAGTGGTTGGCGGCAAGGTGCCATAAGTATCGACTACGCCATTATCACCAACATCAAGGCCGTAGTCGGTGCCACCGATAACATTCTGGGCGCCAACACCTAATGCAAAGCCATCCGAGGTATTGGCTTGGTTGGCAACGCTTGAGTAGCCAACAGGAGCCATCAAATACCCGCTTGAATGAGTTTAAGCGTTGCAGTACCAGAGCCTGAGTTAACCAGTAGCTTGATGGCCGTCACCGGGAATGCATAGTTGCCATCAGCAGCCGCTACTTCGCCTGCTACCGTGGGATGACTAAACCAAGTAGAAATGGTGCCTGCAGGGTCGTCAAATGAGTGCTGGACGGTGTAATCAACCGTGCCTGATACCGTGACACCAAAGCCCACATTGAACGGGCTGATGTTGGTATTCATGACCACGGTGCTACTTGAGCCTGTACCAGTCTTGGATACGGTCACTACCTTCATGATTGTCCTTCAATGTGATGCAGGGGCCGAAGCCCCCGCTATCTAGCGCCTAGCCTGTGGTGGCGTTACTGTGACCGATTCTTTGGTCTCAGTGACTGATCCCTTACCGCGGATCTTATCCATCAACTTGCCGCCAAGCTCTTTGACCATGCTTACGGGATTCAAGGCATCTTCAAGGTCACGCTTGGCTTTCGCTGCGGTGGCCTCGGGATCTGCAACAGGCTTGGATACATCAGGCTTGGCAGTGCCACCCTGGTTGTATACCTTGCCGCCCTTCTTGAAAGTGCCCGATTGAATGGTATTAGCTACAGGCTTCGATACTGGGTGCTTGGGGTAGGCTACGGGTTTGCCTGAATCAACAAGCCCCCCCGTAGCGTAGTGCTTTTTTGGAGCACCACCTTTCTTATAGCCACCAGCGTTGCCCTTCTTGACTTCGCCTGTGGTGGTATTGCTTACACCAGGCGAGGATGTTGAGACATTACCCTCAACGCCACCACCCTTGGCATACGCCTTGCCACCACGCTTGTAGCCACCAGGCTTACCCATGGATACGTCACCCGTCTTTTTAGGCGTGTGATGCTCACCTTGAGCCGTATCCATCTTGGTTTTGACATAGCCCTTAGCGCCCTTCTCAGATGCCGCTAC